CCCAGTAAATGACCCGTCAGTGAGCCGGGCAGAATCAGGATAAGGCCAGTTCCCCAAAGTTCCTACATCGGAATATGTTACGGGGTCATTGTCGGGGGGTCCGGTTAGGGTTGGAAGACCCCCACTATGCCCCTGTTTTTGTTACGCAAACGGTATGCGAGCTCTCCTATAAGTTCCTCATTTGTCAGTAGCCCGGCGCGGGTCACGGGCTTGAGTTTTTCGTCTTCTTCGGCGGACAGGTCGGCCCAGGATGCTTCGGCTGATCCTTCCCGCATGTACTCGGCGGTAACCGATTCTGCGGGGATGATTTCGTGGTGGTCCAGGATCTCTTTGATCACTCCCTGCCGCCAGCCTAAAGCCTTTTCCACCTTGGCCTGTGTGGTGTCCCACGGGGCGCGTTCGCCTTTTTCGAGGGAGCGGAGTGTCTTCAGGTCTACCCCTGCTGCTTTGGCGAAGGGTTGCTGGGCGAGGTCCATGGCGAGGCGTCCCTTTTGGACGAGTTGGCCGATGGTCATGAGTGCTTCGGTGTATTCCACTTGCTAAGAATCCACCACGTTGGATTAGTAAACAAGCGGAGTTATTTGGGTAACTCTTGCCAAAATTCGGTGGGGTGTTGGGTGTTCGAAAGTATGTTCGAAAACTACACGTTTGTGATTAGGGAAGTCTTTTCTGGTTGTTCCCGCGCCTCTCTTGCAAAGTTGGCAAGAGTTCCGTAAAGTTCCCTATATGACTACAGCGAAGAAGCGGGGCCCACGCCCCCGCCACAACGACCCCGACCCTGCAACCACCGGAGAGAACCTCCGCGCCGTCCGACTCTCCCGCGGCATCAGCCAGAAACAGCTAGCTGACGCCCTCGGCTACACGACCCATGTGGGGGTGACGCACATGGAGTCCGGGCGCCGGGGAATGTCCGACGCGCAGCTCCGTGTGGCAGCCGACTTCCTGGGCGTGGCTCCCTCGGTGATCCGCCCACCCGCGAAGGTCACGCTATGAGCATCGGCGTCACGATCAACCAGCCGGGCGAGATGGTGGTGACCCCCGAGCACGTTACGGATGATGGCCGGGTCATGGTCCATGTCAGCGACGAAGACAACTACCGGGGGCTACTCCTTTGGGTCAAGCCTGAGACAGCGGCCCAGTGGATCGAAGCGCTCACGCCTCTGGCGGAGGGAAAGCTATGACGCAAGCAATGGTTTTTGACGACCTTGACTGGATGGCTGACGCGATGGACGCCCTGACCGCCACAGCGGCAACGGGTGAACCGTTCACCGCGTACACCCTCACCCAGGCGGGGCTGCGGCAGCCGCCGTCGCCGGCCATGTGGGGTGTGCTGTTTCGTGAGGCGTCCCGGTTGCGGTTGATCACGCATCGGGGGTGGGTGCCGTCGCAGCGTCCGGGCCGTAAGGGTGGTGTGTGTTCGCAGTGGCGGGCCCGTCGTATCGCCACGAGGGCCGCCGCGTGACCCCGGACCAGCGGGACAAGCTCCTGGATCTCCACCGGGCCGCGATGGTCGCAAACGTCAACCATGTGTCCGGCGACCTCACGACCCGTGAGTTGATCGCCGCCGATGACGCATTCCGTGAGTACCTATTCAGCTTGGAGGTGTCGGCATGAAGCCGATCAAGGTTTACCAGTGCAAGAAGAAGTGCTGCACGGTCCGGGAGCCGTCCAAAAGGTTCTGGCACGTGCGGACCCCGAAGGGCCGGGAGACGTGGAGTTCGTTCCAGACAGCCATCGCTTATGCCGGGTATGAGGCGTCGAAGCTCCCCCACGAGGTGACGGCGTGACCGGGGACGCGAAGGTCCGTGAGGTAGCCGAACACCTCGGCCTCCACCCGGAAACCGTCCGCACCATGGCCCGGTCCGGGGACTTCCCTGGCGCGTATAAGACGGGCCGTGGGAATCAGTCGAACCATATCCGTATCCCGTGGGCTGATGTTGAGGCGTACCGGGCAAAGCAACCACGGGTGAACCGATGAGCAAGCAGGCATGGCGGTTCGTCCGCTGGCTGATTGTCGTAGTCCCTGCGTTGCGGGAGGTTCCGTTCCTCCAGTGGCTGCAGGCCCACCAGTGCTGCATCTGCGGCAAGCCTTCTAAGCGCCGCTGGGCGCACTGGTCCTGCGAGCGGCCCCTACTAGGACCACTCCTGTGACTGACCTGTTCCCTGCCGTTCGGCAGGCGATCAACGACGCTGAGGGCGCGGCCCACTCCCCTGATGAGCTCCTGGACGTCCAAGCCCGTGCGGCGGTGGAGGCCATGGAACGCAGTGGGTGGGTGGAGCAGGCGGGGTGGGAGTACGCGGCCCGATCCGGGGATGTGACGTTGACGTGCGGGTTCCACACGCATGAGGGCGCGGCCCGGGACGCGGAGGACCAGGGCCTGACCGGGTTTGTGATCGAGCGCCGGCCGATCGGGGTTTGGGAAGTTTCGGAAGATTCTTCCCCAAATACCGGTTCCGACTAGTAACTTTGGGGAACATTAGGATAGAGTGTTCCCATAAGCAAAGAGGTCCGGCAGCGCGAACTACCGGACCCCGCACCACCGCAACCACGTAAGGAAACTGCGATGACCACCTTCCTAGATTACAACCACGCATACCTCTTCACCCCCGAACTGGCCGCGAATATCATCCACGCCGAAACCCGCCGCTTCCACGCAGAAGCACCCATCAACGGCTGGACCGACACCGAACTGGTGAACCTCGCCCGGAAACTCTCCTGGATCCTCGCCAAAGACATCAACCCCGCCGACCTCGACGTGGTCATCATGTACGTGGCCGAACTCGCCAGCATCGACGCCGGCACCCACGAAGACCTGGACACCAGCCCGGCCGGGACGATCGACAACCGCGGCGAACTCCGCGACCGTGTCAAGGCCCTCCTGTTCGAGGAAATCACCTACATGGTTGTGGGCGTCCGGACCCGGTGGGAGTTGGCAGCATGATCACCCTCCAAGTCCTCCAGAGCCTCGGCACCCTCGCCTGTGTTGTCCTCGCCTCCGGTTTCTTCGCCGCTATCGGCCCCGCCCGCCAGCACGACGCCCACCTAATGCACCGCCCCGGCACCTGCCAGGAGTGCGACAAATGAGCATCGAAACCAGCTACGGCTTCCGCTCCGCCCAAGCCGCCTACGAAAACGCCACACCCTACGACAGTGACTGCGACTGTGACCCGCTCTACGTCTGCCAGCGCTGCGACGAGTACTCCGAAACCGAAGGCCCCTGCAAAGAGTGCGAGGACAAGGACTACGACCCGGAGGCCGGCCCCGGATACTGCGCCCGGGTGGACCGTGAGGACTGCGACTTCAACGCCAAGGCTTCCTGCCCCCGGCATGGGTGGTGCACCGGCTGCACCCGCCGCAACTGCGAAGACTGCGGAGGCGACGATGACTGACTGCTACTGCCGGGGTGCCGCTGTCTGCCCGGACTGTGACGGCCACGAATGCGCCGGCCAATGCACCTGCAACCGGGACGGCGCACCCCAAGACACTTTCGGATGGGTAAACCCATCCCCCACCCGCCTCGATGCTTGGGCGGAGAAGCAGGAGCTCACACGATGACCACCAAGGGCCTGGTCTTCCACGAGGAAGGCCACAAGTACACGCTGGACGGAAAGCGCACAACCTCCGTCACCACCATCCTCTCCGGAGGCATCCCCAAGCCCTTCCTTGTGCCGTGGGCTGCCCGCCGCGCCGCTGAGTACGCGGTCGCCAACCCCGGTGCGTCCGTGGATGAGATCCGGACCGCACCGGACCGGGAACGCGACACCGCCGGTATCCGCGGGACCGCCGTGCACGACATTGCCGAACGCATCATCCACGGCGAACCAGTGGACGTCCCCGAAGAGCTCTACCCCTACGTGGACGGGTATGTGCGGTTCCTGGACGCGTTCCGGGTGGAACCGGTCCTGGTGGAGAAGACCGTCGCGCACCGGGGCATGGGGTACGCGGGCAGGTTCGACGCGATAGTCCGGCTCCCGGGCCTGAACGGTTCAGACCCGGTCATGGTGGACCTGAAAACCAGCAACGGGGTGTACCGGGAGACGAAAGCCCAGTGCGCCGCGTACTCCCTGGCTGACTTCTATGTGGAGACGGACGCCCCCGCCATGGAGTTGGCACTCCCCCAGGTGCAAGCCTCCTACGTCGCGCACATCACCCCGCACGGCACCGAACTCCACCCGCTCGCACGGGACCGGGCCGAGCTCTTGGAGCATTTCGAGGTCTTCAAGCACGCCCACGCGATCTACCGGTTCGGACTCGCGAAACACAAAGTCCTGGACCCCATCCCCTACCCCGCTATCGAATTTGAAGAGGCCTCCTGATGAGTGTGTACGAAGCAATCAACGCGGTGATGGACGACGTCCGCGCCGTGGGCAAGAACGACCGGAACGAACAGCAGCGGTTCAACTTCCGCGGCATCGACGCAGTGGTCAACGCCCTCTCCCCCGTGATGCGGAAGCACGGGCTGACGGTCCGCCCGTCCAACGTGCTGAGCATTGAGCACATCCCGTTCACGGCAAAGTCCGGCGGGGCCGGCGTCTCCTGCCGCGTCGTCATCGAATACACGTTCACGGACGTAAAGGGTGACTCGTGCACGTCGATCGTCGCGGCGGAAGCCAACGACTACGGCGACAAGTCAACCCCCAAGGCCATGTCCGTGGCGTTCCGCACCTGCCTGCTGCAGGCGTTCGCCCTCCCGACCACGGAGACGGACCCAGACGCGGAATCCTACGAGCATGGCGAGAAACCGCAGGCCACGTCCGGCGGCACCCGGCAGATGACCCGCACGCCCCCGCCCTCTGATGATGTGAAGGCCGCGTGGCAGGCGAAGATCGAGGAACGCAAGACCAAAGCGGAACTGAAAGCGCTGTGGCAGGAAGCCCAGGCGGACGGCGCCCACCCTGCCATCCTCTCGATGATCGCTGACGCCGGCAAGGCCGCGGCATGAGCACGCCAACCACCAACGATGTCATCCTGCAGCTCGCCCAACTCGGGCGGGATCTGGATAACAAACAGAGGGAGATCCGGGACCTTGACGAGGCGGCCGTACGCGCACGGGCCCGTTACGAGGTAACACTCTCCCGGAACTTCCTCAAAGCCGAAGGCCCCATGGACGTCCGCAAGCACCAGGCGATCGTGGACACGGCGGATTTGAAGCTGGACGCGGAGATCGCGGACCAGGTGTTGAGGGCGGCGTGGGAAGCGATCCGGGTTCTTCGGGACCGGCTGGATATTGGGCGTTCCCTCAACTCCGCTATCAAGTCTGAGTGGTCGGCGCAGGGTGCGGGGCAGGGGCTGGCGGCATGAGCGGGGCCCATGCTATCCAGCCCCGAACACGGAGCATGAAGCACAGCGCTCTGTGCGCTCTCGATGACTGCGGGCGTCCCTACTACGCCAAGGGCTACTGCCGTCTGCACTGGGAACGCGCAGCCCGAAACGGCGATCCTCGCCGGATGGTTGTCCTCCGGGGCCACACAGTGGCCGAACGCCTCGCGTACTACTCCGAACCTCAGGGCGACTGCGTCGTATTTACGGGCCACCGTGACGAGGACGGATACGGACACCTAAGGGTCAACGGCGCAGACGCTCGCGCCCACAAGGCTGCCTTTGAACTGGTGCACGGTCCCTTAGAACCTGGGCGTGTCGTCCGCCACCGTTGCGACAATCCCCCGTGCATCAAGGTAGAGCACCTGGAGCCCGGGACCCACGCGGACAACGGTAACGATAAGGCTATCCGGGACCGCTCCACACATGGCGAGTTGAACCCATCGGCCAAGCTCACCGCGGCGCAGGTGATCGAGATCCGCGAGGCCATCGCATCCGGGGCCAAGCAGCGCGACATCGCCATGAAGTACGGCGTCGGCCAATCATCCATCAGCAGGATCAAGCGAGGCACGCACTGGACGCGTGTCGGAAGGACGGAATCGTGAATGGCCGGCAGTTTGCGCTGTACTTGGCGCGGGATCTCCACTGTTGCTGTGGGTGCGTTGGTAGGGAAGACACCCTAGTTCCACAACACAGAATCAACAGAGGAATTGGAGGTTCCCGCGTCCTAGACCGGCCCGCGAACGTGCTGGTCATGTGCTCATCCACCAACGGTGCCATCGAGTCCGACCCGAAAGCGGCGTCAGCGGCCCGGGAGTACGGCTGGAAACTCTCCCGATGGGAGTCGCCCGAAGACACGCCGTTTTACGACCTTGCCACCGGGACCTGGAATTTACTGGACAACCTTTACCACCGCACCATTACAGAGAAAGTAGCAGCATGAGCGACGCAACAGTAGTAGGCAACATTGGCGAACCGGCCTTGAAGTTCACCCCGTCCGGGAAGGCTGTCTTGGAGTTCTCCCTTGCTGAGAACCACTCCAAAAAGAACCAGCAGGGCGGCTGGGATGACGACGGCACGACCTGGCGCCGGGTGTCCATCTGGGACAAGAAGGCGGAGGCGCTGGCCGAGGTGTTGAAGAAGGGCGACCGGGTCTTGGTGCAGGGGCAGGAGCGGTTGCGGGAGTATGAGGCGAAGGACGGGACGACAGGCCGGTCTCTGGAGATCACGGCGCGGGAGGTGGGTGTTATCCCCCGCGCCCAGCAGAACAATCAGCAGCAGGGCGGCTGGGGCGGGCAGCAGCAGGCCAGCAACGCCGGTGGGTGGGGGGATGAGCAGTCCCCTCCGTTCTAGACCAGTCCACCAGGGCCGGGTGTCTTCGGATGCCCGGCCCTTTTGTGTGCCCGGGAACTTCCGCCACCCAAGTAGGAGGACTGCGGAAAACTGAGTACAAAAGTCGGGCGACACAGGTAATTTTTGCCGTGTTGCTTAGGCAAACTGGGGAACAATCGCGTAGAATGTTACTATCAGCAAACAAAACAAAGAGGCCCGCCTCGTTGCGTCAACATCGAGACGGGCCAACCATTCACTGGGAGGAAATGGTTCTGTATGAAGAATACAACCGCGCCTAAGTCCAACGCAACAGCAAATCCAGACGTTTTACTAAACCTTCTGAGCAGGGTCTCCAAAGCCTACGACGCCCAAGCCGAGATCCTGGCCGAATTTGATTACCTCCGCCGCGAGGTCGGCAGGCTCTCCATCGCCGCCGGTAACACGTACCAGCGCACCGGGGACGCCATGAACCGTGACCGGTCCACCGCCCACATCCTCATCAACGGGCGTGCAGCATGAAAACAGTCATCAGCCTCTGCGATCTAACCGGGAACATGGTTAAACCTTGGATCGAAGCCGGATACAGCGCCTTCCTCGTAGACCCACAGCACGAAGGCAACGAAGGGATCGAATGGCTCGGCCCAGACCAGTGCATCGATCGATTCGCTGGAACCATCGAAGACGCCATGGGCCTAATCGGCGCGCTTATCCGCGGCGGCGACATCGTTATGGTCTTCGGTTTCCCTCCCTGCACGGACATGGCCGTGTCAGGGGCCCGCTGGTTTGAGTCCAAGCGGCAGGCGGACAAGCTCTTCCAAGCCAAGGCAGTCATGGTGGCCGAACAGTGCCGCACCATTGGCCGACTCTCCGGCGCCCCGTACATGGTGGAGAACCCGGTATCGGTCCTTGCCTCAGCATTTGGAAAGCCCCAGCACACGTTCCACCCCGCCGACTACACCGCATACGAACCGGGCGACAACTACACCAAGAAGACGTGCCTCTGGACCGGGGGGGGCTTTCAGATGCCGGCACCCGCTAAGGACGAAAGCCTAGGCGCACCGGATAACCGTATCCACTTCGCAAGTCCCGGCCCGGAGCGGGCCAACTTCCGCAGTGCCACCCCTATGGGATTCGCCCGTGCCGTGTTCGAAGCCAACCATGCTTCCGTGCTGGAGGTGGCGGCCTGATGGCGTACCAGTACCGCGGGAACATCCGTGACGTCGAAGAAGAGGAAACCGCCAGCCAGCCAACCCGGGCTGTGTTTGATCCGGAGAAGTGTGGCACCTATGCGGGGTATAAGCAGCACCAAAACCACGGCACGTACCCGTGCCGGGCGTGCAAGGACGCCGCAGCCGCGTACCAGCGGGAATTGAAGGTCCGGCGTGAGGCCGGGTTGTTGGTGCGGGGGTTCCGGGATGACAAGTGTGGGACACGTGCGGGGTATGCCCGGCATATCCGGTATCAGGTCCCTGTTTGTGATGGGTGCCGTGAGGCTCGCCGGGCGTGGCGGGCTCAGTATTACATTGAGAAGGCCGCCTGATGGGGTACACGTTCAAGGGTGCCCCGGAGCCGCCCCGGAAGTTGACGGAGGGTCCGCGGCCATCGCATTGGGCTAAGCCCGGCCCGAAACCGAAACCACTCGCCCCGTTTGACCCGTCCCTGTGTGGTTCCATGCGGGGGTACCGGCAGCACCGCCGCCACGGGATCGAGACGTGCCGGGCGTGCAAGGACGCGAACACGGCGAAAGCGAACGCTTACAACCGCGCCAGGAGGGCCGCCTGATGACGTGGTTCAAGATGGACGACGGCTTTGCGAACTCTAAGCCCGTGCTGCGTATCCCCCGCCGTTACCGGCTCCAGGCTGTGGGCTTGTGGGCTCTGGCGGGGACGTGGTCAGCGAAGGAAGAGACGGACGGGTTCATTCCGGAGTACGTGCTGGAGGAGTTCTGCGGGACCCGGGGGATCGCTAACCAGCTCGTGCAGGCGGGTCTTTGGGAGATCGTGGAAGGTTCCTCCAAGGATCGTGTTGGCATCCTGTCGGCAGTCTCCGACAATCCTCAACTTCCCGGCTGGGTCTTCCGGAATTGGGGTAAGTACCAGCCGACGAAAGCTGAGTTGGAGGAAAACCGCGAGAAAGAGCGGGTCCGGAAGGCGAATTACAGGAAGTCCCAGCGGGACACCCACGGGACAGGTGCGGGACAGACGGAGGGACACCAGCAGGAGTCCGGACACCCCGACCCGACCCGACCCGACCCGACCCGTAAAGAAGAAGCTAAAGCTTCTTCAAGCGAAGCCCGGGAAGACGTGAATCATCTCTGCACGGTCCTGGCTGACCTGATCGAGGCGAACGGTTCGCTCCGCCCGGAGATCACGAAGACGTGGCGGGATGAGTGCCGGCGGATGCTTGACCTTGACGGCCGGGAGCCGTCGAAGGCTGAGAACCTGATCCGCTGGGCTCAGGGCAGCACGTTTTGGCGGAAGAACATCCTGTCGATGGCGAAGTTCCGGGCCAAGTATGACCAGCTCCGGTTGGCGGCGGTGGAGGACTGGGAGAAGAACAAGTCCGGGGCATCCCCTGACGGTGTGATCGACGTGGACGCGGTGCTGGGCCGGGACGTGTGGTCCCCCGGCACCCCTCCCCCGGGCCTGGATGTGGCCGGGGAGATTGAGTGGAAGAAGCAGCAACGGGCCGCGCATAAGGCGGAGCGTTTGGAAGAGGCTAAACGGAAGTTGGGGGACGCGGCATGAGCGACAGGACACCACGGCAGGACATCGACGCGGAACGTGCCGTGATCGGGGCGGCGATGCTGGATCAGCGGGTTCTGGAGGACATTGTGTTGAAGGGTGAGGACTTCTACCGGCCCCAGCATGAGCAGTTGTGGGACCTGATCCTCACGGAGGCCCGCGCTGGCCGCCCTGTGACACCTCTGGCGCTGGTCCAGAGGCTCGTCACAGCCCCTATCGCTGGTCTGGAGCCCACCTACCTGCACGAGTGCATGGAAGCCGCTCCTGTGCGTGCTGCGGTCCCGCACCATGCTGGCATCATCACGGGCCTTGCGAGGTTGCGGCGGCTCGCTGATGTGGGGGTGAAGCTGCAGCAGATGTCGCTGACGTCGGGGTGGGATGAGACGGAACAGGTCCTGGATGACGCCCGGGCTGTTCTTGACGCGACGGCTAACGAGGCGACAGGTATCCGGGTGCGGACGTTCGCGGACGCCCTCGAATCGGCCATTGACTTGTGGTCTTCACCGAAGGGGAAGTCTTACCCGACTGGCTGGTCTGATCTGGACCGGAAGTTCAACGGCGGCTGGCACCCCGGGCAGTTGACGATCATGGGCGCCCGGCCCGCCGTGGGGAAGTCCCTGGTCGCCGGGTGCGCTGCGGTGGCCGCCTCAACGTACGGGGTGGGGTTCTTCTCCCTGGAGATGAAAGAACACGAAGTCGTGGGGCGTATGACGGCCGCGTCGGAGGGCATCGACCTGCACCACCTGAACTCGTTTGAGTTGACGGAGGGCGACTGGTCAAAGGTGGCTAAGTTCCGGGCCAAGTCCGCCGAATGGCCGGTCTACATCGAGGAACTGTCACGAACGACCATGGCGCAGATCCGTGCCACCGTCCGGACGTGGAAGCGCCGCGGGCCCGTCCCCCTGGTCATCATCGACTACCTGCAACTTGTGGCCCCGGCGGATACGCGGGAGCAGCGGGAACGGCAGGTCGCTCGCATCGCGGAGGACTGCAAGCACTTGGCGAAGGAGTTCGACACCCACGTCCTGGCGTTGGCTCAGGTGAACCGTGGGTCCACGAAGCGGGAGGACACGCGCCCGACGATGGCGGACCTGCGGGAGTCCGGCGGGATCGAGGCGCACGCGGACAACATCATCCTCCTGCACCGTGACGACGAGGAGATGGAGGGTGAGATCGAGTTCATCATCGAGAAGAACCGGCACGGAGAGACGGGCAAGATCCGGCTGGCGTGGCGGCCGCACTTTGCGTCGGTGAACTCCATGGCCTCGGAACCGGGCGACTTCCGGTATGGCATCGCGTGAGCGCGGTCCGGGTTTCGACGCTGACCATTGAGGCCCCTGCCGGCTGGATCAACTCGAATCAGCGGCTGCACCGGATGGTCACGGCGAAGCTCACGGCGGCTTGGCGGGATGCGGCCAGGGAAAAGGTTGAGTCGCTGGGTTGGGAGCCGTTCACGGGCCGGGTGCATATTTTCGCGCACATCTGGAAGCCACGGGGTGGCAGGTATGACCCGAACAACCTGTGGCCCACGGTGAAGGCGGCTGTTGATGGGGTGGTGGAGGCTGGGTTCCTGGTGGATGACGATCATGTGCATGTGGAGGGCCCGGATATGCGGCATGGGGGGAAGGGGCCGGCGGCGTTGGTGTTGACGGTTACGGAACTTTCTTGAGTTTTCTTCCCTAAATGTATGTAACTTTGGGGAACAAACGTGTAGACTGTGGGTATCAACACAGGAGCCGCCCTGGGTGAGAAAATCCCCGGGGCGGCCAGCACGAAAGGTCTCGCAATGCTCCGCTACTTCCGCCGGAAACGGCCCACCACACCCACCCAGCCAAGCGTCTCCAAGGATGTTTTCGTCGCCTCAGCATGGGGCATGAACCTTGACCAGTGGAACAGCCTGTCTGACTTTGACCGCCAAGAGTGCCGGCGCAACATCACGGTCGCCCCCAGGTTCCAGCCGTGAACGCGAAGGCAGCGTTGGTGGCGGTCCCGTCTACGGAGTCGTTCGGCCTTCCCGACCGTGACGCGCACCTGATCGCGAAACTCAGGGCGATGGACCCGGTATTGCGGGCCACCCTGCCTGTCCTCACGAAGGAGACAACCAAATGAGCCGCATCTGGTTTTGCAAGCCGCAACGGTACTGGTTCGGATGGCGCACGCTCATCCCGTTCCTGTACGGCCACGATCAATACGCCCGCCGCACCCTGCTGTTCGGCTGGACCATCACCGGCCGAATCATCATCGCCGTCTGGGGATGCGGCAGCGCCCAATGCGCACAGGAATCGGCGCGTGACATCATGATCCTCCGCCGCGCAAAGGTGGCATTCAAGTGACCGCCTCGCCCCCGCAGCCGTCATCCCGCATCGAATACTTCGGGACCTTGCAAGTCCATGTCCCGATCCGCCCCAGGAAGGCAACACCATGAACGAGTACGCCACCACTGACGATGTCCGCGCTTGGGATACCGAGTACGGCGACTACATTGCATGGGGGACCCATAACCCTATGATCGCTATGCTGGCCGTCCGGAAGTACATCCTGGAAGTTGTGGGCGAGGACCCCGAACACCTTGACGAGATGACGCCCCCGGTCAAGGACTTCCAAAACGCCACCCGCTACTGGGCTGACCCGAAGGTTCTTGAGAAGGAAGAGGTGTGGGATTCCAGCGAGTATGTCCGCCATGAAGACGGGATGATCCCGTACATGGGCTGGGTGCCCTACCTGGTGGTGAACCAGTGAGCGCCGACCACGATGAACTGTTCCAGTTGATGCTGGGGCGGACCACCACGAAAGCCGTGGAACGCATCCTCGCTGCTGGTTACCGGCGGCCCCGCACCATCACGACCGTGGAAGAACTCGACGCACTGCCGCACGCTTCCGTTGTCTTGGATGCGTCTAATTACTGCCGGGAGGCGGCCAAGGTCGCAGACGGGAATATTTGGCGCTCTATGGGTCCTGCCACCGTAAGGGCGTCTAGGGAACTTCCTCTTCCCGCAACGGTCCTGCACGAACCGGAGGCCACCAAATGAGCAAGCGCAAACCGAGCTATCCCGCGATCATCTACACCGAGGATGGCATGGCACTTCTCTTCCAAGGGCACGGTCTTGACCCGTTCGATGTGGAAGCCGAGTGCATGCAGAGCTTCGGTAGCTTCCCCGGCTACGAGTTGCGGGTAACTGAAGAGCACTACACCTACACCCCCCGGATCAAGAACTGCTCCAACTGGGACGGATGGGGATGCGACCAGGAAGGCGAATGGCACGCTCACTGGTTCGGCATCAAGACCACCGATGACCCGCACAACCAGTTCACGCAGGCCGTTCAGGTGCGTTCCTCGTGACGGCGTCGGAGTATCAGGCCATACAGGCTGAGGCAGCCGCGGATACGGCCCGGTACGTGGCGGCCCGTGACCGTCACACCCACACCGGGCACGTCTTTGATCCGGCCCAGCCCCTCCCACCACTCCGAAACCACCGACCCCGCCACGCATGGGAAACACAGGAGCCAACACATGAAACCCCTTGAACTCACCGTATACCCGCATGTCGTAGACGGTGGCATGGACTGCATCGAAGACAGCGAGGGGACGTTCCGCATCCACCGCGAACTGGATGACTTCGCGCAAGACAAGCGCTTCACGGACGCCGAACTCGCCGCCGAATACTGGCGGGCCAAGTGGACCGGGCTGGTGCACGAGCACAAATGGCACTCGATCCTGTCGGACAAGCACCGCGCAATGATCGCCACAGTCGAGCGATTCATGGACCTCCCCCACTACGACCAGGAAGAAGACAACAGCATGGATAAGGACGCATGATGACTAACCCAGTGATACCGACTGAGGCTGCGCGGGCGGCGGTCAAGGCCGCTAAGGAATCGTTCGGTGGGGAGGCGCCAAGGGGTATGCGGGCAGCAATACGCGCCGCGCTTGAAGCGGCAGCACCCATAATCCTGTCATATGATGCTGACCGTTCGAGGATGGTGAACGTGCCGACGGGGGCTGTGCAGGCGGCGCATGCTGCCATTTGCGAACAAAACCTAGATGACTGCATGGATCCTGACTGGCGAGGTAAGTGCGTCAAAGCAGTAGAGGCCGCGGCGCCGTACATGTCCTCGCTCTCGGCGGCAGAGATCGAGGCCGTAGAGGTCATGATCAAGACCGCAAAGGCTAACGGATGGAATGAAGGTTATGCGGCGGGCATGGACCTACAAGTCCCGGAGCCATGCGCATGATCTCGACTATCAATAGGCTGATCCGTCGGGTGGGGCTGGTCATCGTGCCTTTGCCTCCGAGCGCGAAGATGCTCCATGAGCACGCGAATGTGAGTGAGTGCCATCACCCGTCACGAGGTGGGCGCACCGTCGAATGGATGCGCGCAGTAGCAGAGGCTTCCCTGTGACGGCCCCGGACCCGCGCCTGGACGAAATACAGGCAAGGCTGGATGCCGCAACCCCCGGGCCATGGGAAATCATCGGGGGCAACGAATACCTGACTGGCATTGATGTTGCCATCGGCTCGTGGGATGAGGGCGGCATACGGCTACGCGACGCCGAGTTCATCGCCATGGCACCCGCTGATGTCCGGTACCTCCTGGCTGAGCTACGGAAAGCACACGAAGCACTCGAACGGGTGGAAGAACTGATCGGCTGGATCGACGCCGCATCGGACGACAACGAGCACATGTACGCCACTGGCAAGGTCTCAGCCCGCGCAACCGCTGAACTACTCCGCGCCGCTGTGGCTGCTGCGAAGGGAGACGAATAATGAGCCAGATACCAGGAACCGAGTGGGGCACCGACCATTGGGGCGAAGTCCTCAGCGAACCTACAGAAGGCCACGCACGTGGAGTAGCGAGGATCACAGGGGCAAGCGTCTACAGCCGCTCACCGATGGGCCAATGGATCAAAGAGGAGTCCGAATGAGCAAGACCATGGCCGCCGTACTGTCTGAGCATGAGATGGACTTCACCTACGACGGCAAACAGACCGGATGCTCATGCGGGCACTGGCAGGCACGCGGACCAGTATCCGCCCACGCCGACCATGCCGCCCACCAGTCCGCCGCCCTGTCTGCTGCGGGGTTTGGGTTGGTGGCCGACGCCAAAGCCGAAGCACTCGAAGAAGCCGAGTCCTGCTGCTGCGGAACGTGCGGGCTATGAGCCGGTCAGTGAGGGACCCCGACTACCGACAACCAAAGGCGAAGGAGCCAACATGTGCGAAGCCGAGGAACGCAACACCCGCGCCGTGTACGAACTCGAAATGATGGCAGGGTCCTGGGTGTTCGACATCGGCAGGATCAGGGACATCCTCACCGGCCGCAACACCACCGCATGCACCGAACACAAGGAGCCACCATGTGCAGCCTAATCGAACACATTGAGCGGGAGATCCGGGCACGCCAACAGGCCGAACAGGACCAGCAAAACACGGGCGACGACACACCCAACAATGAGTAACTCTTAGGAACTTCTGTTAAGATTGTTGCATGACGTGTGGTGTGTGTGAGGGGACAACCGGGGACGGCATGCACCTGTGTACCCGGTGCACTGAAGGACTCGAAACCAACCTCCGGGACGTGGAATCCACGGTAGACGCCCTCTGGGCCACCGCCGCCCGCATGGACGTCGGCACCGGCAGCGTCGGGGCCTCAGGGCACTCCACAGCCCCGGACCCGTCCAACGGCAGGGCCTACGACACCGGCCGGACCCTCAACACCATCCTCACAGGCTGGGCCCGTGCACTGGGCGCCCACCAGCCCCACGCGGTCAAAGCCGCGACCGAACTGCTCCTGCGTATCCGGGAAGTACGGGAAGCTGACTGGGCGCCCGTCCTCCACCAGGAACTCCGGGACGCGCTCACCGACTGTAGGCGGGCGATGGACCGCACCGCCCCCAGGATCTTCGCCGGGACCTGCCCGACCGTGATGGAAGGTGTGGAGTGCGGGACCCCCGTGTACACGCCGGAAGGCCGCACGGAAGCAAGGTGCGGGACGTGCGGGGCGACCTGGGATGTCACGGACTGGCGGGAACGCGCCATGATAGCCGCCGGCCCCGCAACCGCCACAGCGGCGGAGATCTCCCGGATCTTGTCTGACCCGGTACAGGCATTGGTGTTCCCGGCGAACAAG